CGCCAAATGGGTAGCAGGATTGCATGCTGATACTAAAGATTCAGCTTTGATAGGTGATGCGCTCTCCATCACTGCCCCCGTCACTGAAACCGGATCCAAGGAATGCGCTGAACTAGCTGCAGCCCGTGCCCTCGCCTCCCACGCCTCCATCATGGCCCAAATTGCTGCTGAAGGTGAGACAGAACAATAAAGGAGAATACATATGTCTGATTATTTTGCGGATTCGAACGACGAGAATGCAAGAGATCTATTCTTTAAAAGAAAGAATTATAGAACTTATGTTATAAGCACTGAAGATGTAAGCAACATTGTTGATTTTAATTTTGGTGAGAAGTTGTTATATGGAAGAGTCGATAGGTTTTTTGTACCAATGGTGTTTGATAAAACGTTTAGCACCACAAAGAAATTAAAAAATTCCGCAGATCCTTCGAAGAGTGTGTCTGTGATGAATTTTGTTGCCGAAGCGTTTAGTGATTTATCGCAGCAATTTGATAAATGTGCCATGGCTGGAAAGATAAGTTCAAATGATAAATATTTAAGTAAACTGACAGCCTATAAAGCATATGAAGATCCAAAGAGAAAATATTTAGATTATCTAGATTCAGTTTTTGCTGCCTTGGCATCTCAATTTAATTCGAAGCAAATTGTTTTTAAAGATTTTGGTGAATTTATGAGAGAAATTATGGTGCTTTTGCCAGCGTTTGTGAAATCTTATCCATTCACAAAGCCAGCGTATATGAAGAGCCGGTTTTGTCCTATTAATTGTTCCGCTTTAGTTGTGGAAATAGCAGATTTGGATCCAACCAACGATGCTGAGAAGATAAGCGACTTTATTTCAAGTGTAAATTGGGATTTTTATGTAAATGCCTGTAATTCATATGGATTTATGGTGGATAAACTTATTCCTTGGAGGATAGTTGCTGATATTGGCTCTGAGGGAATGATAGAATACGCTAAAAAATATAATCATGGCACTTTGACATCGTTGGATGATATTATAAAATCAGCATATATCCCAGCCCACGTTGGGTACTATAAAAAGTTTAAATTTTTATTATTAAACCTGTATAATAAACTAAAGCCGAAGAAGATATTGATAAATGAAGAGTGCAACGGAAGAACTGTCACCAAGGTTGTTGTGCCGGTTGATTATTCGAAGGGGAAATTAAGTGAAGATTTTAGCGATATATATTTTTTAGAATTATATCTCAAAATTCGTTTTTTAGAAGAAGAGTCAGAATTTCAACCACACGAACAGGACAAATTAATTTCAGATAGCATTGCATTGTATAGAATTCATGGCGTTGGAAGAAGTTTATATAATTTTGAAAGAATTTTAAATAAACCATTTGACTATCGCGGCTCAATGAGTTATATTAGTATACAACAGAAAGCAAGACGTGATGCGGAGGAACCTTGATATTTCAAACGTTGGATGATAAATCGGAATGTGTCGGTATATATGTCGATGGTAAGTTACACTTTGACGATATTCCAACAAATCTAACAAAAACCTGGAAATACACAGGATCCATCATAGATCCAAACGTGGAGTATGCTTCATTGTTGTGTTCTGGTTTGTCTTTAGAAGAGGCATGTTCAGCGGATATGCTTGATGATTTCAAAAGACTCCAGCGCCGTTTTGTGGCGTATCTGAATTCATTTCGAATCGGTAGGATCAATTTGCACGAACATTGCTTTTTTGATTTAGTTCCGAATGACTTTTTGCTGCAGTTTTGTGAAGCAAAGAATCAGATAACAAAGCACGTTTTTGAAAACTTTGAAAAACCAGTAAACTATGATCATTTGGATAAACTAGCAAAATTGTTGTACAAAATCAAATATCAAGATTTGGAAGTTAACAATAAGGACTGTAAAACGTTGTTTTATAATTCGTATGCTCGTGAAAAAATCAAAAAATTGCTCAATGGAAAACGATACATCGATTACAATCTTTTCGGCACTGTGACAGGCAGATTAACCACTGCTCCTGGTTCTTTTCCTATTCTCACGATGATGAAAGAAATGCGGAAGTTGATTAAGCCAAAGAATGACTGGTTTATTTCGCTAGATTACAATGGCGCCGAAGTGAGGACATTTCTGGCATTGTGTGGCGATTCGCAACCACAAGAGGATATTCATGATTGGAATATGAAAAATGTATTTGGTAATCGCACTCTAACAAGGGAAGAAGTGAAGACGACATTCTTTGCGTGGCTATATAATCCAGATTCGAATGACATTAAAAGCAGAGAATACGATAAAAATAAAGCACTTGACAGATGGTATGCCGATGGTAGCGTTACAACGCCCTTTGGCCGTAAATTGATGGTTGGAGAGAAGAAAGCGCTAAACTATCTTGTACAGAGCACAACGGCAGATTTGGTATTAGAGAAAGCTGTTCAAATTGATGAATTATTAATCGGTAAGAAATCATTCATTTCGCATATTGTCCATGACGAAATTGTATTGGATGTTACCGACGATGAGCGTGATTACATTGTTGATATTAAAAAGGTATTTTCAGAAAATCGATTGGGCAATTATTTAGTTAATTTGAAAGCTGGTAAGAACTATTTAGAGCTAGAAGAACTTAAACTATGATATCAATTATTGGACTAGGAAATGCGGCGTCTGCTATCGCAGAGAAGTTTGCTGATACATCAAATTATAATGTGTATTTAATGAACAGTAACGTATCACGCGCATCTAAGTATAAGTTTAAATTGAAGAAATACGACAAGCCAGAGGAATATGAAGAGAACATTCCGAATGTTAAAAAGTTCTTCAAAGACATTGATAATGATGTGCAGTTTATTGTTATGGGGGCATCGTATAGTTCAAATTATGCTCTTGGGATACTTGAACAAATTAAAGATAAAAAGGTAAATGTTTTTTATATTAAACCTGACACTGAGTTGCTTACTGGTGTTCCTCGATTGGTTGAGAAAGCTGTTTTTGGTATTTTACAAGAGTATGCTCGTTCTGGGCTTTTAAACTCCATTACTTTGTTTTCGAATTTAAATTTGGAAAACATACTACAAAACGTTCCAGTTAAGGATTATTATGATACCTTGAACAGTTCGATTTTTTCGACAATGCATTATTTAAATTTCTTCGAACATACAGAACCAGAAATCGGACAAGTTTCAAAGCCATCTGAGATTAATCGTATTAGATCGATTGCAATGCTGAATATGAAAACTCTTGAAGAAAAGTGGTGTTTTGCGCTTGACATCGATAGGGAGTTGTGTTATTATATGTGTATAAACGAAAAACGAATGAGAGAAGAAGGAGGACTTCACAAGAAGTTGGTAAATATTTTGAAAGAAAAGCCGAGAAATGCTTTTCGGAAAATCTCGTATGCTATATACGAGACATCACTAGAACAAGACTTTGGCTTTTGCATTAGCCACACCAATGCAATCCAAAATAACGCTTGACATGCTACGTTGAGTGTTTTATAATAAAGTAACAAGGAACGCTTGTTGCGAACTCATAAACATCAAAAAAAGGAGATAAATTATGGGAATCAATATGGAACTAATGAAAAAGAAACTCGCTACATTGCGAGGAGAGAATACCGGCGATAACACATCTGTCTGGTTTCGCCCAGATGAAGGAGACACTGATATTCGTATCGTGCCTACTGCAGATGGCGATCCGTTGAAAGAGGTGTCTTTCCACTATAACGTTGGAGATCATCGCGGAGGTATTATGTGTCCGAAACGTAATTTTGGCGACAATTGCCCAATTTGCGAATTTGCGTCTTCATTATGGCGTGAAGGTACACAAAACAACGACGAGGAGAGTAAAAAGTTGGCTAAGTCGCTTTTTGTTCGTGCTCGTTTTTTCTCACCTGTCGTCGTTCGCGGCAGAGAGAGTGAAGGAATCAAGGTATATGGTTATGGGAAGCAAGCTTATGAATTGCTTTTGGGATACATTCTTGATCCAGAATATGGTGATGTCACAGATACCTCTGAGGGTACTGATATCACTCTTACTTACACTAAGCCTACTAAGCCCGGTGCTTACCCTCAGACAAATCTAAAAATGCGTCGTAATACATCGGCTCTGTTGGAAGATGAGCAAGCGATCCCCGCCCTCCTTGATCGTATGCCTGATTTTGACTCTCTTTTCGAGCGTCTTTCTTCCACACAGATCGACGCGATTCTCGATGAACAATTAGCTGGCGACAAAACTGCCGAAGAGCGTTCAACTGAGACTGCCAAGTATGGTCCCGCTGACGGAAAAAGCGAAGTTGACCGAGCGTTTAATGAATTAATGGCAGGAAAATAGTCTAGATTTGTTCCCACAGGGAGGCACAGGGTTATCAGGTGCCTCATATTTTTAAAGGAGGGATAAATGGCTAGAAAAGCAGCAACAAAACCTGGCAGAGTATCAATGCATGATTTGATGAAAATCGTCAACAAGAAAGCAGGCAGAAACGTAGCCCATGATTTAACTGGAGAGAATCCAACAGAAGTAAAACAATGGATTTCCACAGGTTCGCGCTGGTTAGATTCTATTACCTGCAAAGGCAAGCTTGCTGGAATTCCTGTTGGTAAGATTACAGAAATTGCTGGACTTAATAGTTCTGGTAAATCTTATATGGCAGCACAGATAGCAGCAAACGCTCAGAAACAGGATATGCTCGTTGTATATTTTGACTCTGAGTCTGCTATCGATCCAGTTTTTTTGGAGCAGACAGGGTGCAACCTGGAGCGACTAATGTACATCCAAGCATCCTCTGTCGAGTTCGTTTTAGAGACAATCGAAGAGTTGCTGGGTGCGACGGAAGAACGAATTTTGTTTGTCTGGGATTCTCTGGCATTAACTCCCGCGATCTCTGATATTGAAGGGGATTTTAACCCTCAATCATCGATGGCAGTGAAAGCACGCATTTTGGCGAAGGGTATGTCAAAGTTGATCATTCCGATTGCCGACAAGCAAGCAACCTTTTTGGTGTTGAATCAATTAAAGGCAAATATCACCAGCGGCCCAGCCGCGAGAGTCACAGCGATGACAACGCCATATATGACGCCTGGTGGCAAAGCAATGCATTATTCGTATTCGCTGCGTATTTGGCTAACAGGAAGGAAAGCAAAATCTGCGTTTGTTGAAGATGAAAATGGATTCAGAATTGGTTCAGAGGTTAAGGTAAAACTAGAGAAATCTCGCTTTGGAACACAAGGAAGAAACTGTTTTTTCAAGATATTGTGGGGAGTGGACAACGTAGGCATTCAAGACGATGAAAGTCTTTTTGAGGCAGTTAAAGGCACAAAATATTTGTCTAGTGCTGGTTCGTGGTATACGATGGAAATGGCTGATGGTAACACTGTCAGATTTCAACCAGGCAGTTGGGCAAAGAAGATGGAAGAAGAAGTATTTCGAAATAGAGTTTATGAGATTATGGATGAAGAGATCATCCGTAAATTTGATAAGCGAGAAGGAAAAGCTTCAGATTTTTATGAAGAGAGAGAACAAGATGTCACTAAAACGAACACATGAAGAATATGCAGAGTTTATTAAGGTATGGCAAACAAGCAACTCAACTGATGAAGTAGCGCATAGGCTTATTCAGAGTAATATTTTTAGAACAAAATATTGGGCCCAAGATCCTAATCACGAAGAAGAATACATTTACGATAGAGGAGGATGGACTTCTGTTGATGCATATAGGGCTGTTGTTTGTATTAAGAGTGGCATTTGTGCTGGTGTCCGACGCAATCTTCAAGATTTAAAAAGAGAGAATAGCGAAGATAAGACAGCCCCTAGATGGGAAGAACTCAGAGTTCTTGCTGAAGCTTTCAGAAATAAGAAATGAATAAGACTTGTATCACATGTGGCGAAGTGAAGCCGATTGGTGAGTACTATAAAGGCAAAAACCAATGTAAGGCGTGTAAGGCTGAATACATGAAGCAATGGCGTCAAGACAACAAAGAACACAAAAAGCAATACGACAAGCAATACTATCAAGACCCAGACAACAAAGAACACAAAAAGCAATACAGAAAGCAATACCGTCAAGACAATAAAGAACGCATATATCAACGCCATAAGCAATACCTTAAGCAATACCATCAAAATCTCCCAGCCGCAACGTATTCAATAACAAACACAATAAACGGAAAGGTGTATATCGGGCAATCTACCCAGTATTCACGAAGATGGA